ACTTCGCCCACGAAGATTTGCTGTGAGGACGCTCCCCCGCAGCCTGCGCCGAGACCCGATAACGGTCGAAGCCTACTCCGGTGAGGGCGGAGACGGTTCCCTATACGAAGACCCGCTCACCGTGCTCGGCAAGGTCTCCTACCAGCGCCAGTTGGTACGCGACGCAGCGGGCGCCGAGACCGTCTCCGAGGTCACCGCATACGTCCACCCCGACGACGCGGCGCCGTTCGTGACCGGGGCGCGAGTCGTGATTGACGGCAGCGTCACTTACGTCATCACGGCCGGCCCTCAGGGGCGCCCCGGCGAGGCTGTCCAGGTGAAGGTCACATGCAAATAACTCAGGAGGATTGACCGATGCCCTGGTACAAGCTGCCGCACGCCGACATGGTGATGCACTTCGACCACGAGATGGACCTGGAGCCCGCGGACGATCCGATAGGCACAGTGGACGTGACGGCGGTCGATAGCAACCCCAGCTTCGTCCCGGCCCCCGCGGAGGAGGCTGAGGCCACGTGAGCCTGTCCAGCATTGTTGTCCGCGCCGACCACACCGCCGCGGTCAAGGCGAAGATGCACGCAGCCGCCGCTGCGGCGCTCAAGGAGGCGGCTGACGAACTGCTGCAGGTCGCTAGCGAGACGGTACCCGTGGCCCCTGTCGGCGGCGGATTCCTCCGCGACTCCGGCAAGGTGGAAGTCGACGAGGCTGGACCGAGCGCCCAGGTCGGCTACACCACGGGACCGGCGCGTGGTGACGGCCGCGCCCGCGGTGGCAGCCTCGCCGTCATAGTGCATGAGGACACGACAACTCGCGCTGGTGGTCCGTTACAGCACAGCCCCGGCCGCGCCAAGTGGCTCGAACTGGCCGCCAAAGAGAACGCCCAGCGACTCGGCGTCACCATCGGCATGAGCATCAAGGGGAAGATGCGATGATTTCGCGCGCCCTCGCCAAGTACCTGACCGACGCCGGGCTCGTCACCTACACCACGGCCACCGGCGGAGACTGCTTCCCCGAGCGCCTGCCGGACACGCCGGACGCCGCCGTGATGATTCTCAGTACGGGCGGCAACCCGACGCCGGCCGCGGCCACGTGGGGCTACAACGAGCCCACGGTGCAACTCATGGTACGCGGCGCGCCGAACGACTACGCGACGCCGCAGGCGCGCGCCGTGGCCCTGTACGGCGAGCTGCAGGGTCTGCGCCACGTGACCCTCGCCGCAGGCGGCGACGACGAGGTCTTCGTCATCGTCTGTGAGTCGCTCCAGACGGCCCCCGTGAACATCGGCACCGATTTGAAAGGCCGCTACCGCTACACGCTGAACTTCGCCCTGCACGTCAGGGCACTCACCGCCCACCGAGACTAGAGGAGCAGACATGCCCGGCACGCCCGACAAAGTTCTGAGCAGAGACTTCAAGATCGCAGTCAACACCGGCACGGAAGAAGTGCCCGTCTACACGCCCATCGGCGGCCTCGACGAAGACGGCATCAGTCAAAACACGTCCAGCCGCAAGACCGACTACATGGACGCCGACGACAACGGCACCGCCAAGCCGGTCGTCATCGGCCACGGCTACACGTTCGGCCTGAAGGGCGCCCGCATGGAGTCCGTCGTCGACGGCACCCGCGACCCCGGACAGGCGGCCGTCGAAGCGATGCAGGACCTGAGTGGACTCGCAGCCATGCTGATGTACCAGATCACCAGCCCGGCCGCCACGACCCCCGAGGTCATCACATTCAGCGCCACCGCCGAGGTCAACGCGATGGCCGGCGGCGACAAGAGCGGCTGGACCGCTTCGCTGGAGTGCTTCGGCTCACCCGTGAGGTCATAGGGTGCCCGGCAAGTACATCGACGCTGAAAAGGCACTCGCCGAACTGGACCGCACCCCGGTCGTGCTGCGGGGCTTCCAGGGGCAGGACTGGGAGCTCTTCGCATCCATGCCGGCCAAGCCCGTTTTCAGCCTCATGCTGCTCGAAGCGGCGGGCCGCTCTCAGGACAACCTCAATCGTGCCGAGATGCTCCGCATGATGGGCGAGATGGTGCCGGCCGACACATTCACGGCGTGGCTTGATGGCGGCGTGACGATTGACGAGGCCATCGTCCTGCTCAACCGCGTCATCGCCGCTTACAACGGCGAGGACGACGCGAGCGAAGAGGGGGAAGCGCCGGCCCCAAAGAAGGGGCCTACGCCTTCCTCGAAAACTGGGTCGCGCTAGAAGCGGATTTCACTCGTGAATATAGATTGGACCTGCTTCATGAACTGGACGCCGGCATGACCTGGCGGCGCTTTCAGACGCTACTCGCCGGGCTGTCCGCCGACTCGGTGTACGGCTACGCCGTGCGCGGGGCGGCCGGTCCCAAACCGCTGACGGCCGCCGACGCGCCGTCGTACTTCGCAAGCTTCCCGAAGGCAGGTGAGTGATGCCACTCCAGGTCGCGGACCTGTCCGCCAAGCTCGGCCTCGACACAAGCGTCTTTGACCGCGGCATCGCCGGCATCCCCGGCAAGTTCGGCCCCGTTGGCATAGCCGCGCTCGGAGCCGTCGGCGCCGTCGCCGGCATCGGTATCGCCGCCGTCAAGATGGGCGAGGAGTTCGACGCCGCCTACGATAGCATCCGCATCGGTACAGGGGCCACGGGCGCGAGGCTCCAGGGGCTCAATGCTAGCTTCAGGGATGTGGTCACCGACGTGCCCGCGTCCTTCGGCGACGCCAGCGCAGCGATCACCGGACTCAATCAGCGCCTCGGCGTGACCGGCCCCTCGCTGATTAAGCTCTCCGACCAATTCCTCAACCTCTCCAGGATCACCGGCACCGACGTGGCCGACAATGTGCGCCTCGGCACGCGCCTCTTCGGTGACTGGTCTGTCAAGACCAAAGACCAGGCCGCGACCATGGACCAGCTCTTCCGCGCCACGCAGAAGTCCGGCATTGGCCTCAGCGACCTAATGGCTACCGTTGTCCAGTTCGGCGCCCCTCTCAGGAACATGGGCTTCAGCTTCAGCGATTCGGTGGCCATGCTCGCCAAGTGGGAGAAGGAAGGCGTCAACACCTCGACCGTGCTCACCGGCATGAAGTTTGCCCTGAAGACCTTCGCCGCGGCCGGACTGGAACCGCAGGCGGCGCTCGCCGGGATCACCGCGAAGATCCACGACGCGACCAACGCCCAGACGGCGATGACCCTGGGAATGAAGACATTCGGTCTGCGCGCCGGCCCCGACATGGTGGCCGCCATCCGCGAGGGCCGCTTCCAGTACCAGGACTTTGCGAAGGTCATCGCCAACGGCAAGGACACGATCAACACGGCGGCCAAAGACACCGAGGACATGGCCGAGTCGTGGACGATATTCGCCAACACCCTCAAGGTCAAAGCCGAGCCCGCGCTGTCGGGCATCTTCCAGGGCCTCACCAACCTGATGCAGCACCCCTTCAGCAGGATCACCGACCTGTTCGACGCCAGCGCCGACGAGAAGTCCATAACGCGGCTGGAGGGTTCCCTGAAGCACCTGCGGGCGGAGGCCGCCCTGCGCATGGCCCTAGGCGACTTCACCGGGGCCGCGAAGATACAGGCCGGCATCAACCTGATAGAAGGCAAGCTCGGCATTCTGCGCGACCACTTCATCACTCCCATGGCCGTGGGCCACGTCAAGAACCAGATCTGGATCGACGGTATCAACCAGGGCGTCACCCGGGAGCAATACTTCCGGGACATCATGTTGCATCCCGTGGCCGTGGGCCACGTCCAGAACGCCCTCTGGCTCAGCGGCATCAACCAGGGGCTCACCCGCGCACAATACTTCAAGGACTTCGTAAAAAACCCCATGGTCGCCGGGCACCTCAACGTGACCCCATGGACGGACCCGATCGCCAAGGCGATGAAGGCGTACAACGCCTGGAAGTCCGTCGCCCAGCAGGGCTTCAGCACCGGCCGGCTCAACGTCGTGCCGCCAGCATCAGGCTACGGCGGTGGCGGCGGCCCTGCCGCATTCGGACAACGCGCGGATATCGTTCAGGCCGCGGAGTCTCGCGTCGGCGACCCCTACGTCTGGGGCGGCTCTTCTCCGGGCGGCTTCGACTGTTCCGGGCTCATGTACTGGGCCTATCAGCACTCCGGCGACCACGACTTCCCCCGCATCCCCACATACGGCGGCCGGCAGATCAGCCGCGGCAACATCCAGCCCGCCGACATCATGTTCTACTATCCCGGCTCCGTGCAGAACGGCGTCCGCGTCCCCTTCGGGCATTTTAAGATGTACGCCGGCAACAACCAGACCGTCGAGTCGACATCCGGCGGCGTGCAGGTACGGCCCGCGGACTGGGCCGGCGTGGCGCAGATTCGCAGCTACTTGGCACGCGGCGGGATCACGACCGGCCCCTCAATCGTCGGCGAGGCCGGACCCGAGGCCGTCATCCCGCTCACCAATGCCCGCCGCGGCGCGGCCGTGATGCGCGAGGCGGGACTGCTGCCGGGCGGCGAGGGCGCGACGGTCATCCACGAGCACTACTACATCCAGCTCCCCGGCGGCAGCGCCATAGTCGGCAACGCCGAAGACGTGGGCCGCCAGATCGCCCCAGCCGTGGGCCGCCGGCATGCCGCCGAAGCCGCCGCGCGGGCAAGGAGCCGCTGACATGGCGCGCACCCCTCTCACTTACGGCTACCTGGACATCAACGATGGCGTGAGCTATTTCCTCATGCCCGGCTTCGACCCCGGCAAGCGCGCGAAGACATATGACGAGGTGCTCGGCTACGGCGGCGGCGTCCTGCAGTTCAACGTCACCGAGGCTCACCTCATCACCATGACCGTTCCGCTGCGCTTGCAGGCCGCGAGCATGGCCGACCTCGACGCGCTCATCGACGCCATCAACGCCAAGGTCGACGAGGGCGCGCAGCCGCTGGTACACGGCGGCGCGGTTTATGCCTGCGTCCTCTCGCCGCGCGTCGGCTACCCGCATGAAGCGGCTGTCCTGACGACGTTTTCGGCCTTCGTCACCTTCTCACCGATTCGCATGCCATGACGGTGGTCGTAAGACATGCGGGAAGCGTCGCGGCTGGAAACTGGACCGACTTCACCGTGGAGAGACTCGCCGTCGATGACGGCTCCATGGCGCATGTCCATCTTGCCATGGCCTTGGATGAGAACGGATATCTGAGCAATTTCGGCTTCGCCATTCCTGCCGATGCGACCATCACCGGGTTCACCATCTCGGGCTCCTGGGTGAGGGGCGGGGGCGAGGACGCAGTACACAACGGGATTAGCCTGGCCGTTGAGATCGGTCCAGCATACAACGGCAACTTCCTCACGGCGTACGGGGAAGGCGCGACCGAAGACACGGAAATCTCCGAATCTGCGGCGAGTATCATGCCGAGCGTCGCGTGGCTAAACTCGGCTGGGCTCATGGTCACGGCGACTGCCCTCAGGGATATCCAGTCGGCCGGAATCGTCTATCTCAACTATGTGGCCCTGACGGTTGAGTACGACGAGTACGTCCCGCCGGGGCCGCCGGAGCCGGGGACTGTCGAGCCTTCCGTCGCGACGGCGGGCGTCTATGACATCACTGCGACCACCGCGACCGGCGGCGGCAACGTGACCGCCGACGGCGGCGGCGATGTCGACCTCCGCGGCGTTGTCTGGAGCACATCGCCTAACCCAAAGCTGGGTAGGCCATTCGGCCACCCCGGCTGGGAGACCCCAGATCCTCACCCAGGGGGCGGTGAGCTATTCGCCGGCGAAGGCACGGGGGACTTCGCAGATATCATAACCGGCCTCGCGCCGGCCACTCGCTACTACGTCGCCGCCTTTGCCCACAACGCTGCCGGGTACACATTCGGGGCAGACGTGACCTTCGTCACCCCCCCTGCTGTTCCCACCGTCTGGACGTCGAATGTCAGCAATGTCACGTCCACTACCGCGACCTGCGGCGGTCAAATACCTGCGTCCGGCGGGGCAGCGATCACAGCATACGGCCTCTGCTGGAGTACGTCCCCCCTCCCGAGGGGGGCGTCATGGTATACCTATGGTTGGCTGGGGGCCTTTGATGGCCCTCTGACTGGACTCACGCCAGCCACTCGTTACTACGTTTGCGCCTATGCCGAGAACGCCGGCGGGGTTGCCTTCGGGGCAGACGTGACCTTCGTCACGCATGGCCCCCCAACCGTCGCGACGGCGGGCGTCTATGACATAACGGCGACCGCCGCGAGCGGCGGCGGTGACGTCATCAGCGATGGCGGCGAGGCGGTGTTGGCGCGCGGCGTCTGCTGGAGCGTCGAAGCAAACCCGACGACGGCAGTCAACCTCATCCCCGCGATGACCTCCGCCACGGCCCCCAGCGGCGTGGCGTCGGCGAGCAGCGAGTTCGGTCCCCTCCGCCCTCCCTGGAAAGCGTTTGATCACGTAAACCCGACTGACGCTGGAGGTAATACTGGCTGGATGCCAACCACCGGCACGACCGGCTGGCTCCAGTACCAGTTTACGGCAGCTCATGTCGTCAGGCGTTACGCCGTCACTACGCGCAATGAGGGCACCAACTCGTACTCCCCGAAGACCTGGACGTTCAAAGGCAGCACCGACGGCACCACGTGGGTGACGCTCGACACGCAGACGAACATCACCGACTGGGCCGCGAGCGCCAACGTGCGCAAGGTCTTCGACTTCGCCAACTCGACGTCCTATGCCTACTACCGCCTCGACATCACGGCAAGCAACGACGCCCGCTACGTGGGCGTCGGCGAGCTGGAGATGATGGAGGCGGCCGACGACACCTTCGACGGCAGCGGCCTCGGGACGTTTGTCAGCCACATGACCGGGCTCACGGTGGGCGTCACCTACAACGTCAGGGCCTACGCCGTGAACGCAGTCGGGATTGCCTACGGGGCTGCGGTCACCTTCACTGCGACAGCGGATGCGCCGCCAGTCGAGCCGCCACTGGGGCCGCCGCGTGACCCCTCTAAGAACCTCCTCTTTGACGGCACCCTCGAGCTGAAGGTCGGCACGCTCGACGTTGCCGCGTCCGCTACTCAAGTGAAGTACTCGAACTCGAACCCCGGCGGATTCGGTAACCTGTCGTTCCGTCTGCCGGCCGATGCCCCGTGGGGGGCCTTCGACGCGCATGTTGTGAAGGGCGCCGCGGTCACAATGAATCACGGCCTGGTGGGCTTCGCGGCCACCCTCTTCGAGGGCGAGGTCACGAGTGACGTATCGCACGCCACGATTGCGGGCGGCAAGGGCTACTACGACGTGACCTGCGCAGGGCTCTGGTGGGCGGCCGGGCAGCGCAAGGACTTTTCCATGGTCGTCGGCGATGATGACTACGGCCAGTGGTACGCGATGGAAAGCAACGCGAAGGCGTTCAACGTGAGCACGGACGGCTGTCTGGACATCCGCCTTGAGGCGGGGCAGTCCGCAGCGGCAGGTGACAGCGCCAGCCTGTACTACTGGCTGGGCAAGGGCATGGGCGACCCCTCGGCGGTCATCGACTTCCTCTTCGGCATGGTGACATGCAACGTCACCGGAACAGAATGGGTTGCGACGGTGCAGTCCGCTCCCACCCCGTGGGGTCCGTGGACGGATTGCCTTTACTTGTCCAATGGCTGGATTGCGCCGGGCCTTGCTCAATGTGTCTCCATACTGGGGGACAACCCACAGGCGCTGAAACTTCAGCTCTCTACCACCAGCGCCGTGGACGCCCTGGCTACGGACCGCTTCATACGCCAAGACAACGTCTCAGTCAGCAGCGGCGTCAGCGCCAACGCCATTAGCGCCGTCAGCGCGGCCAATCCGACCGTCGTCACGGCGGCCGGTGCGCACGGACTGAAGACCGGCGACCGCGTGTTCATCACGCAGAGTTCCGTCTCCACGCCGACAATCAGCGGCTGGCGCACGGTCACGGTCACCGATGGGGCACACTTCACCGTCCCTGTCGCCGTGACCACGGCCGGCGGCGCGGGGACGTTCTACAAGGCGACCCGCATTGACCAGGCCCTGGTGGAGATTGCCGTCACGACCGGCCTGGCCACGCGCGCCAGCCTCCAGCATGGCGGCATCGGCAACCTCAACTGGGGCCTCAACGTGCGCCCCCACGCGAGTCGCGCCGGGAGCATCGACCTGCTCTCCGCGACCAACGTCGCGCCCTTCGACTATGGCTTTTGGGATAACAAGACGTTCTACTGCCAGGACCGTCCTCTGGCCATCCGCGCGCTTCACGACTACCTAATCGACTCCAGCCTGCCCGGCATCGACTTCGACGTGCGCCGGGCCACCGAAGACTCGCCGACCACGGTCAAGGTGCTGTACAAGTTCCGCGCCGAAGACGGGGTGGCGAGCCCCTACCCGGATGGCACGGCGCTAGCCGTCTACCGCACCGCTCCTGACGTGGCCTTCTCGGCGACAGGCGGCGACAAGACCACAGACGGCCTCTACACCGTTCACAAGTTCACCACGAGCGGCTCGCTGGTCTGCACCGGCGACCCGTCACTGGCCGAAGTGCTTGTCGGCGGCGGCGGCGCGTCCGGTGGAATGCGCGTCGGCGGCGGCGGCGGCGGCGGCGGCGTACTGTCTGGCACAGAGACGCTGACGGGGACGATGAACGTAGTCGTCGGCGCTGGCGGCGATCCGCGCACTTCGGTGACGAATACGCCACAGGCTGGAGACGACGGCGATAGCTCTTCATTCGGTGCTCGCACAGCCCTCGGCGGCGGCGGCGGCGGCGCGTATGCGACGCCCGCCAATGGCCGCAACGGCGGCTGCGGCGGCGGCGCGGGCGGTTACACGGCAGGCACCGGAGGCATCGGCTCGCAAGGAGGGAACGGCGGCGTTGGCTCCGCAGGCGGCGCGGGCGGCGGCGGCGGCGTCGGCGCGGGCGGCGGCGTTAACGGCGGTGGCCAGAGCGGCTCAGGTGCTACTGGCGGCACCGGCGGGAACCCCTACACCAGCGACATCGTTAAGAGGGGCACCAACGTCGTCTACGGCGCTGGTGGCGGTGGTTCGGCTGACACTACGGCCGGGATGGGGAGTGCCGGATGCTCTGGAGCAGGTTCGAAGGGCACCGATACGCCCGCTGGTAGCGGCACGGCGAACACCGGCGGTGGCGGCGGCGGCGGCCGGAACGCGGCTGATGCAAGCGGCAAAGTCTCGGGCGCGGGCGGCAGCGGCATCGTCGTCGTGCGCTACCTGACGGGCGGCTCCTACTCGACGCCCGAGTGGTCAGACGCCTCGCCGGTGCTCGACGTGTGGAACGAGTGGGCCGACCTGTCGTTGACCACGGCGCAGGCGGGCGACCTCGGCGATCAGATTCTCGCCTGGCTTTCAGCCAACGCCTACCAGGGCGGGGGTTCCATCGCTCCGGCGACGGTGCCGCTGCGCGCGGAAGGGACGAAGCCCACCGCGTACATCCGCGGCGGCGACTACATCGAAGACAGCAACCTCGACACCGGGCCGCTCATGATAACCGGATTCAGCATGGACGCAGACCGGGGCGTTGCGACCATCGGCATCGGCGAGAACCGGCGCGCATTCGTAGAGCGGCTGACGCCGGACAAGGCATAGGGGGCGGGAGAGGATGACCTATCTCCCTTTTGTTTCCATCCTCGTGGCCGTCCTGGGTGTGGTCTTCACCTACTTCGGCTTCGTGGTCAAGATCACGGCAGAACTCGCGGCCATCAAGTCAACGTGCATCGGCCGCGCCCATGCCTACGATTGCCTGCCGCAAATGCAGATTGATTTGGCGAAGCTGAACGCCGCCGACGACGTGTTCTGGAAAGTGTTGGCGCCACACCTAGGAGGCATCATCCATAGCCCTATACATAAACGCAGAGACCAGCTCATGGACGAGTGGCTCGCCGCACCGAAGGGGAGCAT